TGTACGATGCTATGGAATTCAAGAAAATCAAATCCGAACATTGTGCTTCTTTACTGAAACTAATTGCTCATGTAGTATACACACACAAATACGCAGAATCTGTCTCGGAAGAAGAAAGTACAGTAATACTAAAAACATTCAATACTGTAATTGACACAGCAGTGATGTTGATGGATTTGAAAGAAAATATCCCACTGAAGAAACGCTGTAGAAGTCTATTCTTTTGTTACAAGTAATTGAATGACATATACCACCATACACTGTAGAAATACAGATGATAATAAACACACAAAATGTATTTTTACAGTATATATACATTTTGTCAATATGCCAAAACGAGAGAAAGCATCGAAATCCCGGAGGGCATCGAGAAAAACCGTAAAAAGAACCGTAAAACGAGCAGTAAAACAAGGGTGCAACCCCCCAAGTCAACGTAAAAAACGGTGTACCATGCATAAATCGCAAGGGAATCAATGTCCAAGCTGTAAAAAATCACAATCTTATTTACGGAAATGGATTGGGATAAAACGGATTACCGAGAGAAAGGATAGACGGATGGCAAAGAGATATTACAAAAAATTCTTGATATGTGATAAATATGCAAAATAGAAATCACCATTTATTTTTCTTTACAGTAATTTGAGAACCTGGTTTTTTCTTTTTCCCGGCATTTGGATCATATGGTTCATCTTCGTCATCATCCGCCATTCCTTTTGATAATTCCCAGAATTCTTTGGAGCCTAATTTGAAATCAGGGCGGCTTTCCGCTTTGTACCAAAATATTTGATCATGTAATTTATTCGATTTTGCATTATTATTAACTACCAAGCATTCATAATTTTCCGTGGTCTGATCCATTACAGAACAAAATGATTCCAATGTAGGAAACATACTTGCATAATTCTCCCAAATACGTTTACGATTCGATATATATGGTTCTCTCAAAATGAAAACATAATCAATATTCGTACGTAATGTCGGTGGAATACCTAATGGATACTGCATAGTAATAATCAACATGATCTTCCAATGACGCCCATTCATAAACATAAGACGCATTAATTTGTCTCGCGCCCAACTATTATCGTATAAACAATCATCCAGTATAACAAATGTCCGAGGGTCTATGGAACATTTTTTGTACAATTCCATTTCTTTCTTCATTTGTTTCAATACAACACGTTGACGTCGTAAGACATTCTCAATCAGTACAGAACTGTATTCTTCGTGAATAAATAATTTAGGAACATGGCTGGAGTAAAATCCATTACCGGCTTCTGTACCAGATATTACTGTACCGATTGGAATATCTTGATGAAAATATAACAAATCTCTCACTAAAAAGGATTTACCAGTATCACGGCGTCCAATCAGTACAACAACAGGACCTTTATTTTCATTGGGTTTAAAAGTAATCCATTTCATATCAAATTTTTTCAATTCTAATGTCATATTCTTTTACGGTTGATTAATTGATTTATTGAGGGGGGTGATATCTTTACAGTAAGGAATTCCACTTAATACTAAATGATTACATAATATTAAAGCGATGATGACGCGTTTATTATCATCTAAAGAATATATTGTCTCACATCATAACAATTGTATAGCAAAATGTTCTTCAGTCGAATCGTACGAAATCCTGTAAAAATAGATTTAGGGGGATTGCAACAGCAGTATGCAGATTCGTTTCAAACCAAAGAAGAACAAGAAATCGATTACAATCCATTTTATGTGGATGGTATCCAATCGTATAATCCGATTATGAGTTCATTGGTCGATACAGATACAGATACAGATACCGTAACATTGGATAACAATGTGGTGATAAATCATAAATATCATTTACAGGATTTAGATGTAATTTGTTCTCTCGACCGTAAACGTACAGAATCGATTCCGGTATACATCAAATATGCCCCATTGTTGGATCCAGTACATTATTTAATTGGTAAATACGAAAAGGTGAAATCATTCATTCGTATTCCTAATTCGGAAGATGCGAGACAAGACTCTCTGGATATTTATCCTAAATTGAGAGAACCGAATAATGCATCATATGTGGATTGTTTTTTCAATTACTTATGTTCTCAATTATTACATAACCATGGATTTGTGAATGGAATTGATTTTTATGGTTCCTATTTAACTGTACAACATAAATTCAAGATCAATCTTGCGGATGATTATGAATATTTATACGATTCCAAATTCTTTCATCAACAAAACGGAAAAATATATGAAATGGAAAATAAATCGCATATCCAACGTACATATCTTGAAAATGGCGATACACATGATAGACGACCCAAATTGAATTTCATTACAGAAGATAATGACAATGGCGAAATAATAATGGATGATGTAGTCGATATTGAAGTGGACGATTCCGGTGCAGCAGACGATTCAGGGGAAGTAGATGAAATATTCTGTACAGAATCAGCCAGAACGAGACAAAATGACGATGATGTAAGTGATAGTGATGATGATACATCTAGTACTTCTTCGAATAATAGTGTGTTGAGTGACAGTACAGAGTATAATACAGATGACGATGGAAGTGATGAAGATGACGATGGAAGTGACGATGACGATGGAAGTGACGATGACGATGATTCCGAAAATAGTAGCGATTCGGATGATGAACCAGTAAATGCATATTTGTACAACTTCCCAGTACAAATGATTTGTCTCGAAAAATGCGAAGGGACATTGGATGATTTACTTGAAAAGGAGAAATTGTCTCTCGAAGAGCAAAGTAGTGCATTAGCTCAAGTGATTTTCGCATTATTGATTTTACAGAAAACATTTGCGTTTACACACAACGATTTACATTCGAATAATATTGTTTACAAGTACACATCATTGACACATATAGATTATATATATCGAGACAAAACGTATCGTGTACCAACATTTGGAAAACTGTACAAAATTATAGATTTTGGGCGTGCGATATTCCGTTACGGGAATAAAATATATGCGAGCGATAGTTTTGCCAAGGGTGGCGATGCGCATGGTCAATATAATACTGAACCGTACATGAATGAGAAAAAACCTCGGATTGAACCAAATATGAGTTTCGATTTGTGCCGTTTAGGTTGTTCTCTCCATGATTTCTATTTCGATGATGATATCTACAGTAAATACAGTAAAAATATCAATAAGATGAATGTAATCGAATACACTATTTTACGGTGGTGCACGGATGATAGAGGGAAGAATATTTTGTACAAAGCATCTAGTGGAGAAGAACGATATCCGAATTTCAAACTGTACAAGATGATTGCGAGACATGTGCATGGATGTACTCCTGAACAAGAATTAACGGAAGATTTAATTATGCAGTATGATTTAAGCAAACCGCAATCCAAGAAAAATAAACGGAAAAATAATGCAAAACAACTTCAAGCCAAGAATAATATAGAGAAAATTGTGATTGACCAGATTCCACAATATTAGAGGTCAGTATGAGTGTTGATGCCTTCCATATCTTCTACAATACAAACTTGGTTGGTTGTACAAGTAAGCGCTTTTGCTACAGGTAGTTTAGTTCGTAGATCTGTATTTGGTGAAGATTGTGATTGTAATGGAGAATGTGATGGTGATTCCATATAATCGATTTCAATAATATTTTGTTCATTTGGTGTTACTGCAGAATTGGTGCGTTCTATACGATTCATCCAATATGCAGCACGACTAAACCCACGATATTCTTGATGTAGTTCTGGATCGCATGCACGCGAACGTATAAGTGACGGTATACAACATCCTATACACATTCCAGTAAAGAACATCAACGTTGGTGAGTATGGCATGATTACTATATCTATTATTTACAGTAATCATATCAAGTTTATTTTTTGTGACGTTTTGCTGTTTTCTTACGGCAATATGTACGTTTTTTACCGCTAGCTACTTTACAGTGTTTTATGCGTGTACATTTATTGGGTTTGACACGTTTACCACGGCACATGGAACGTTTACGGTTTTCAGCGTAACGAAGACGTCTAGTTTTACGAGTATTAGGTGAGAGAGACATTAGGGTTCTGGGATTTGGGCTTGGGTTTGGGATTCAGGATTCAGTAGAAATATATAATGAAAATTTAGTTTATTTTTCCCAAAAAAAATGGTTTCATATTCGTAAACGGCGATATGGTGGAGGATTGTAAGATGAAGATGAATAGGAAGATGATGTTATTTTACGTTCACCGCATGGACCACAATGGTCTTCGTTTGACCAATCGACTTTTGTATCTATTTTTGTTGGACAACCATGCAAAGTCCATCTTCCTAAATATTTAGGTCCATTATTTCCAGTAAATAAGATTCTGGATGAAATTTTTGAACGAAGTCGAGAGAAAAGTGTTTTGAATCGGTCCATGGTGAACAGTAGATGTATATGTTATGATAGATATACTAGTATATGATAGATATGTTTATACTACTATTGTTTACGATGTAAAGGGTTGTTTTTGGATGATTTGAGACTCATGTTCTTTTTTGTCTTCTTCGTTGGCTACTGTACGACTATCGAAATCCGTGGTTTCACGGACTCCTACTAAATTCCCATCGGCATCCATGGTTTGTGTCAAAGTGTTTCCGGTCTTCTTTGCAAGCTCAATGTTCTCTTCAATGGCTTTTTTCTTGGTTTCGTAAACACGACGTTCGAATTCGTCTTTAGCGGATTTTTCATTTTTCAATTTTTCGTGATGCAATTGATTGAGCTCTTCTTCCAAG